ATTATCTCGGTAAAGATACTGTCAATAACATACTTGCTACTCGGTTTAGTAATATTCTGTTGGAACCACTTTGGAACAGGCAGTACATAGATGAGATTCAAATCTTTGCAACTGAGACTATCGGTTGTGAAGGTCGCTCACAATACTATGACACTGCTGGTGCTGTACGCGACATGCTACAGAATCATATTCTACAGGTGTTTTCTCTGATTGCTATGGAACCTCCATCCAAAATGGATGCTAAAGAGATTCGTCGTGAGAAGACTAAAGTTCTTGCTGCTACTCGTTTAGGGGAGGATACTATCCTTGGACAATACATTGGTTACCGTGATGAAGAGGGCGTTGATCCTGACAGTGGTACTCCTACCTTCGTTGCTGGTACTCTATACTGTGATAACTGGCGTTGGCAGGGAGTTCCTTTTCGCGTCATGACTGGTAAGAAGATGCCCTACGGTTGCGTAGAGGTAGTCATCAAACTAAAAGCACCACCACTTAAATTATATGAGGGAGAGGTCAATGATCGTATCGTTATGCGTCTACAGCCTAATCCTCATCTTGATATCCGTATGGATATCAAATCTCCTGGACTGAATGACAACCTAGAGTTGGCAACACTTACCTACGATTATCCAGAAGACCGAGCAATAGACGGGTATGAAAAACTACTCTACGATGCTATCAATGATGATCAATCACACTTCGTCCATGCTGATGAGATAATGGAGTCGTGGAGAATCGTTGATGATCTTCTCTGCACTGGTGACTCTTGTCCCATTCGCACTGCTCCTTACATCTATCACCTAGGTTTATGGGGACCAACTCATAAAACAAACCTTATAACTCAGTGGGATTATCCAGCATGAATGAAACTAAATTAAAAGAACTTATCCGTACACTCAAACAGTTGTTGGGTGAGTTAGAATCAGAGGTATATTCTGATCCTTCTAAATATCTTCAGTCAGATGATTGGAAGGTTAGAATAGGTGACGACAACGACGGAGAACCAGACTAGTTATGCAAACCCCTGGACCTACATGGAATCTGTATTTGATAGCGATGATGTTGGGGACAACTATGGTTTTGTTTATCACATTACCAATCTCGTCAACGGTAGATCGTACGTTGGGCGAAAGTATTTTTGGTCGCACAGAACTCCGCCAGGGAAAAAACGCAAGGTAAAGTCTGAGTCCGACTGGAAAAAATACTATGGTTCATGTCCAGAACTAAAAGAGGATATCAAAAAATATGGCACAAAGAACTTCAAAAGAGTAATTTTGAGCCTACATAAGACAAAGGGTCAATGCAATTATGAAGAGACCCGACAACTATTTCTAAACAATGTACTTACGGAGGCCACAGAAGATGGGACGCCTGCTTATTACAACTCCAATATCCTGGGTAGGTACATGCGTAAAGACTATTTCAAGGGTTGACGCCTGACCTTCCACCTGTTATACTAAGTGGGTTCCTGAGGCGCTCCTGATGCATTCCATCCCCGACTTCTCCGATTACGAACTGGACATGGTACACGAGGCAATCTCTGCCTATGTGGACCAGTTGCACGAACACGTCTCGGATGGTATGATGCAGGAGAGCATTCTCCTAGCAGAACGCATCAACGAACTCACTGGCATGGTCCAGTAGCTCAGCGGATAGAGCAACTGCCTTCTAAGCAGTCGGTCGTACGTTCAAATCGTACCTGGATCGTTGCCCTTCGGGGCATACAGTCCACATCGCTAAAGAGATATGACTACTAAGCAAAAGTTTGCGCCAGTCCTTGACATCCTTAATGATGCAGTAACTGGTGATGTAGCACTTGACTCCGAGTATCCTAACATCTTTACAAAATTATTTAAGTTTTACGAGGATAAAGGAGTCCAATTCTGGGGTGATGTGGACGAGGATTATGCTATCCTTATAGACAAACTAGCAACTGATCTTACCTAATGAAACCTGAAGTCCTCCTAGAGCGTTCCCCGTACCGCTACGTTCAGTGCGGTACTATTGAACTCAATGGTATGCCTGACTATCGCATCCAAAAGTTTGACGAATGGACTAAGCGATACAAAGACATGTATCTCCTTGACAATCAGATGCAACTTGACATCGCCATGGAGGACTTTGAGTATACTAAATGGTTAGATCCCGACCCTGAAGTCGGCGCTTATCGCAAATACACTTGATTCTATTATGTCCAAGTATTCCAAGGCAGAAATTGCCGCCCGAGATGCCGTCATTCAGGCACTCTATGATAACGTTCCCCAGAATACGCTGTCCGAGTTGTGGCGACACTATCTCGGTCTGCGTCACATCGCTGAACAAACTGAAGAGAAACCCGCTAAGTCTAATGTAGACATGGGTGTAATTGATTTTAGTACCTATACGGATGAGTATCCATATGGGTATGGTGCTGCACAAAGCGTTGCTATTGGTGGTGCCGCAGGAACAGATACTATTTCCTTTGATGGCATCTCCCTGACCCTCTAAATAAAATGTCTTTGCCATTAGACATTAAACTAGATGGTGTTTGCGCGATTGTACAGCATAACTCGGGGGTCCTTGTGACCCCCTTCAAATTATGAATGAGACCTTTATTAGAACTTATCCGAACATTCTGCCAGGTGGATTGGTTAAAACCCTTTTGCAGATGGCAGATCAGCAGGTGACTTTCAACAGTCGTTCTGATAAGTTTAGAAAGGATAAACAGATCGCTTTAGATCCATTCTGGCCTGCTATTACTGAAGATGTCAACAATGCCATCATGAATGGTCTGGGTCAGTACATGGATGATTTTCCATACCTCTCTGATCAAGGTAAAGATTGGTGGTCTGGAACATGCATCCTACAGAAGACTGAACCTTGTGAAGGATACCATGCATTTCATGCTGAGGATAACTCTTGGAACAACCGATACCGTGTTCTAGCATGGATGGTGTATCTAAATGATGTTCCTGAGGGCGGTGAGACGGAGTGGTTATATCAGCAGGTCAAGATCAAACCTACCGCAAATACTCTTGTTATCTGGCCAGGATCGTTCACTCATCTCCACCGTGGCAACCCACCGATGAGTACCAAATACGTTCTGACAGGGTGGTTCTCACCAATGCAAAACATGAATCGCTTCCTGGTCGGTAGAAACGACTAATGTCAGCAATAAGGAACAGTAATCATTAGAGGGGCTTGACCCCTCTTTATTTTTGCTATATAATGTAACAACTCTTTACAAAAAGACAATGACTGTTACAACTAACGACCGTGGTCAAAACAACATGTGGGCAGTTGAACCAGCCATGTACATGACTGATGAAGATCGTCTCAAGTATGGTATGGAATCTCATGCTGAGCGTGCTGAGAAACTGAATGGTCGCACTGCTATGTTGGGGTTTGTCGCTGCGGTAATCTCCTATGCTACCACTGGTAGCGTGTTCTTCTTCGGTGCCTTTGGGTTCTGAGTTGACAATGGTTCCGTTTTGCTTTACAATTACTAGTATCGCCTTCTTCGTTTTGTTGGCGTACTCAGTTGAACAATTATCTGAAACATACTAATGACTTTCAATGTTACTTTCGTCTCTCCCGACGGCTCCGAAACTGTGGTTCCCTGTGAAGACGATCAGTACATTCTTGACGCAGGTGAAGAAGCAGGAGTGGAACTTAACTACTCCTGCCGAGCAGGTGCCTGCTCTTCCTGTGCTGGCAAAGTCCTCTCTGGAACTGTAGATCAGTCCGATCAATCTTTCCTTGACGATGACCAAATTGCCGCAGGATTTGTTCTGACCTGTGTGGCATATCCCACCAGCGATGTTACAATCCAAACTGAACAAGAGGATGCACTTTACTGATATGGAACAAGTCCCTGACGTAACTTTTAAGACTCGCGTTGATGGCGAGTGGGTTGATCTCACTACTTCTGAGATCTTTGATAACAAGCGTGTGGTTTTGTTTGCACTTCCTGGTGCCTTCACTCCCACCTGCTCAACCTATCAACTCCCTGGTTATGAGGAGATGTATGATGACATCTGTGCCCAAGGTATTGATGACATTTACTGCCTCTCTGTTAATGATTCTTTTGTAATGAATGCCTGGTTCAAAGACCAGGGCATTGAAAAGGTCAAGGCACTCCCTGATGGGTTTGCATTCTTCACTGGTCAGATGAACATGCTGGTCCTGAAGAACAACCTCGGTTTTGGTATGCGATCATGGCGTTATGCCATGGTTGTGAACAACGGTGTTATTGAACAACTCTGGGAAGAACCAGGGAAGGAAGATGATGCTGAAGGAGACCCTTATGAGGTTTCCGATCCTCGCACTGTACTCACTTATCTTACTACTGGAGAACAACAATGAACGAAAAAGCAGAACGCATTAACGGTTGGGCTGCCATGATCGGTGTCATCGCTGCCATGGGTTCTTACGCTGCAACTGGTCAGATCATCCCTGGTATCTGGTGATGATACTCCTAGCAACTATGATGCTGGGAATTTGGATCTTCATCAGTGCTGTTGGTGCTGATGACGACACTGATGATGATGACCATGGTGGTGGAATGATGACACCAGTCTATAATCCTATCTGAATAGGTATAAATACTTGCTCATCGCTACC